GGCAGCCCTTCGCATGATTGACACCTTCAGCGGTATCGGCGGCTTCAGCCTTGCCGCTCGCTGGCTTGGTGGGATCGAAACCGTGCAGTTCGTGGAGCGCGAGCCGTTCTGCCAGCGCATCCTCGCCAAACATTGGCCCAGCGTCCCTATTCACGATGACATCTGCACTTTCAGCCCAGAGCGTGGAGCAGCCGACGTTGTGGTTGGCGGCTTTCCCTGCCAAGACCTATCAAAAGCGGGCGCCCGCCGTGGTCTGGGACATGACACCCGTTCCGGCCTGTTCTATCAACTCCTCCGAGTCGTTTGCCTGGTACGACCGCGATTCATCGTCCTGGAAAATGTGGCAGCGATCCTTGACGGACACCTGGGAACCGTGGTCGGAGAGCTGGCCGCGAATGGGTATGACTGCGAATGGGCATGCCTATCGGCTGCCGATCTTGGAGCTTGGCACCTTCGTGATCGGTGGTGGGCAGTTGCCTACCCCAGCAGCTACCGAATACAAGGGCACCTCCCGGACGCGGTTTCTTGGCAGCAAGGACTCACGGATGTCTCGTTTAGTCGAGGGGTTGCGGACCTCACCAACGGACCCCCTGGTAGCTCACCCCGATTCCGTGGAGATCCTGATGGGATTCCCGCCTGGATGGACCGCCTGAAGGCGCTGGGCAATGCCGTGGTCCCGCAGGTGGCCATGGTGCCGCTGGCGCGGGTGCTGGAGCTGGCCGGTTCCATGGGGGGCCGGTGATGTTTACCCCCACCTGCAAGCCCACCCCGATCCCCGGCATCTACGAACATCGAAGCGGCGCCATGATCGGGCGCACGGTGGCCGATGTGGCGGCCACCCTCTACCCCGATCAGCCGATCCGCCAGCCCAACGGCACCGTCCGCCGCGCCTTTGCTCGCATGGCCCGCCAGAGGGCAGCAGGAGGGCCTGTTGAGCGTTTCAGCGGGGGGAACGATCCGATCAACCGCACCATCGCTGCGCTGGCCTCCTGGAGCCTGTGGGACGAGGCGCAGATCATCGCTGCGCCCTTACACCTCGCCGATCGCCGCGCTCGGGTCGCTACAACCGCTGATCTGCTGCTGCGGTTCCCCGATGACGCTCTGGGCCTTGCTCTGCTGATTACCCAGGCGCAGCCCACCACAATCCCCGAGCCCTGGCTTGCTGCTCTTGGCGGAGCCCTGGTGATGGCATCCGATCAGCTCCGATCGGTGATCGCCCGCCCCCTCCTGATCTGGGCCTCGCCGCTCGGGGTCATCACCACCGAGCACGACCCGGACGCCTGCACCGTGCCTTGGGTCACCGGACTGGAAACGGTGGTCTGGCTTGATGCGTTACGAAACGGAAGCAGCGGCTTTACGAAAGCGGGGCCAACGGCTTAAGATTGCGGAACGGCAACAGCCGCACCACCACCACCGACCCGCAACACCGTGAATACCACCGACATTGCTAGGCACCTCTCGCTAGAGCCTCACGACGACGAGCCCGACGCGACACCAGCCGAGCGCAGCCGCCGCGCAGAGCTTCGGGTTCTGTACGAAACCTGGCGCCGAGACAACCCGTTTTCAGACGTTCTGGATTGGACCCTGTACGTCGCTAGCACCCGGTTGCTTCAGGAAATCGCCTGATGGCCATTGCTCGGGTGCTGCTAACCGTTGCCGAGGCTGCAGAGGCTCTCGGGGTCAGCGACCGCCACATCAAGCGGCTAATCCACGAAGCCGATGCCAACCGCAAGAGCCGCTGGCGCTGGGGCAGGGAGCTGATTGATCTAGCGCCCGTGGGCAGCAGCAGGCGGTGCGTGCGGGTGAATGTTGCGGCGGTGGTGCCGGGGGTGATCAATGGGTAACAAGCTCCAGCCTGGTGACATTTGGCGGCACTCCGGCATGGGGATGCTGTATGTCACCGACGAACCGTGCTCCCATGGATACCTAACCTGCTACTGGCGCATGAGCGGCAAGACTGGCTTGCGCACAACGATGGATCCTTACAGGACCGAACATCTGACCTTGGTTCAGCGGCTTGGCGAGCAGGGACCGGATGGGGTGTGGCGGCTAAAGCCCCGCTAGCGCCCGCTCGGCCGCCTCGGCTACCTGATGAGGCTGGATGTGTGCACGGTAGGTTTTGGCATGAACCGTCGGGGTGTGCCCCATCAAGCGAGCAGCGGTGTAAACATCCAGCCTGCTGCCACCTTCCCGCCATAACCTGCCGCCAAAAGCATGGCGCAGGGAGTAGGGACGCCAAGGCAGCCCCTGCCGCCTCAGCTCTTTGTTAAGCCACTTGGACACCGCATCAGGGCGATCGGTGCTGCCCTCCAGCCGGGGCCTTAGGCGCCGCTCCCTTAACCCGAACCGCTCGACCCATTCGCGGGGTAACGGCACCACAGTCCTGAATCCCGTTTTTGTCGCGTCTGCCACCTGACACAGATCCCGCTCGATCAACGTCGCCCCCTCGATCTCATGGGGCCTCAGTCCGTAGGTGGCCATCATTCCCCAGTACCAGCGCACCGGTTCCGGCGCCCCCTCGACCCAGCCAAGGATCTCGGCATCGCTGGGTACCGCCACCAGCTCAGCCTGGCTGTAGGTGGGCACCGGCACCTCTGGGAACGGCACCGCCACCAGCTTGGACAGGTGCCGAAGTAGGTAATACAACTCCTTGTAGGAGCAGGTCCTCCGGTCGTACCGCTCCAGGGCCTTAGCCATGCTGGCTGTAGTGCAGGCGCCCCCCTGCGGAACCTGCCGCAGCCGTCCGAGGTAGTTCACCTGCCAGGTTGATTCCCCCGTACGGCCCAGCACCACCCGAGCCCGGTAGAGCTTGGCGATGGCCTCGCGCCAGGTGATCGGGCCCGCTTGCTCATCAAGCCAATAGGCCCAGGTGAAGGAGCCCTCCTTTACCTGCCGCTCCAGGGTCTGAAGCTGCTTCGCGGCGGTGCGGCGGTTAATCGGGGTGTCATCGAGCTTGAGGGCAATGCGGGACTGCTGCAGCCCTGGAGCCCCATCACGGCGGGGCAGGTTGGCCAGCAGGTAGAGCCGACCGCGTTGCGAGTTAATCGAGGCCATGGGAATACGACGCGTCCGTGATGCCGACCTATGCGCGATGCACGGGCCGTGCATAACCTACGGCTTAGGGGTCCCTTTCTGTCCCTTCCTGTCCCTGAGATACGGAGGCTACATCGCTGAGAACCCTGTCAGAGGCACCTTTTTCCCCGAGACGGCAGGCCAAGACGGCAAGATACAAATCCTCGTCAATCTCGCGAATATCGTATTCCCAACCTAGTCGTTGCAATGCTTTTCAGAGGTGGTGCATCAGGGCTGCATTATTCCTACCGCTCATCACGGAAACCTGTATCACCCCTGCGGCAAGGCGATGCACCCTGATTCTCTGGTCCCGGTGCTGGAGGTGGTCGTAGTAGCGGGTGAGCCTGTATGGCGCCTGTGCGCCGGGGATCTTTGCGTTGAGTCTCGCTCAGGTGCAGGAGCCTGGCTAGAGCTTCAGCGGCGCTGCCTAGAGGCTGGTATCACCCTGGCGACTACAGGGGTCTCACAGCCCGTTGTAGGGCCCTCTCCACTGCCGGATCCAGGTGTCTAGCTGAACAGCCAGGCCCAGCCGGTTGCGGGACCATCGACCAGCCAGCGAGGGTTGAAGTTGCGGTAGCTGTAGAGCTGTGCCTTGCCAGTGGTGCCGCCCTGCTGGGTGAAGCCCCCCCTTACCAGATCACAGGAGCCAAACGGGTCATTGACGACCCAGCCATGAGGCGTGAAGCCTAAACACGCCAGCCAGTGCCCCCCACCGCTGGGCGCTCCTACCGGGCCTCGATGCAGGTAGCCCAGTGCCGCCGGAAGCCCACTGCGTAGCTCGGCCTGGAGCTGAGAGGCTGAGCAATCCTGGACAAACCTGGCGCGGACCCCTAGCGCCTTGAGGGCTAGCTGGTGGGTGGTTTGACTGGTGGTATCTCCGTAACGGTTGACGATCTTTAGGTAATCGGTGTCATCCTTGATACCCTTTACTTTTAGATACGCAAGACACATTGAAATCGAACTTGTCTGGCATTGACGCCAACCGTTTACCCCGTCGCTGCCGTCGCTGCTGATCTGGGAGAAATAGGGGAACCCGCTAAGCGGATTGGCGGCCACTGGTATTAGCGGCTCTTTTGCAGCGGGGCCAGCCCTGAACAGCTCAGCAAACTCGGCAACCTGACCCGTTGTTAGTTGCTCCTGCAGCCAGTTCCACGCCGCCTGTTGATGAGGGAGGATTGGGGTTGTGGTGGCAAGCGCCGCCGCGTCTAATCGAATGTTGGGGGCCAATGCTTTACTCATGCTGCTCTAGGTTTCCCGGCAAGCTGAGGCACGACTTGTAATGCAGTGCCTACAGCCGTCATTGCCTGGGATCAACAGCGGGTCTTTCCTGTCGAGGGAAAGCGCAATCTCGGCATCATGGGTCGGGCTTTTGATCTGTTACCAGGGGGAACCATGTTCTCGGCCTCTTGCATTCATCGCGGCATTGTTGGCATAACGGTCAAATTGATCAGCAATACCAAAGCTGAAATTATCAACTTTGAGCCGGTTATTATGGCCCGTGCTGATACAGATCCCAAAGACCTAGAGGAGTGGCACGATGAACTGCTAGAGGCCTTTCACGCTCAACCTGCCTAAGGCTGCCGCTCCTGCAGCGCCACGCCCAGCGCAACATTGGCGGCACCGCTGAGTGCGGCCATCGCATCGGCCCTAGAAGCTCTGCAAGCAGCTCCCCCGGCAGACCGCACACAGGCGGCCCAGTCCAGAACGCCCACTGCAGCACCGGCCAGCAGGCAGGCACCAGCGAAGGCTAGGCAGGGTCCTAGGTGGCGGCTCATAGTTTCCCCGCCCTCAGCCGCTCCTCATGGTCCTCCAGGGTGCCCTCATGGCGGGCCAGGATTTCCAGGATCTTCCCCTCAAACGTCCCCAGCCCTCGGGAGATCGCCCACAGGGCTTTGACGCCAGATGCAGCGGTTGCCCCAGCGGTGAGCAACAGGGCGCCTAGGGCGATGGATTCGGCGATGCCCATTGCGGCTGTCGAGGAGTGTTGCTGCCTAAGTTTTCCCGAGGCCCCAGCGCCTCCACGAAATCTGCAGGCAGGTCAAATTCCACCGCCATCACCTCAACGGCAGCCAGCAAATCAGGCGAAATCAAGCCGAGAGCAAAGGCCATATCCCAGGAACTGAGGAAATTGGCTGGTCGCCCGTCCTCGGCTTTACCCAAGCCGACCCCCAGGCCCAGTCCCAGGGCCGGAAGCACTGCAAGAGCTGCGCTGAGAAGGGAATTTATAGCCGGGTCGCTTTGGACTGCGGCACCGAACTCAACCCAGCGAGGCCGTGGTAGAAGCGGGGGCAATCCCACTAGCTCCCATCCATAGGTTGCCAAGCCGTTTATATCATCACTGTCGGGATCAGTGATATTGATCACCGGCTCGAGCGGCTGTAGGTAGTGCGTGGATGGGTCAAATTCTGGCTCAGGTTCGCGCACGACTTCCACCACATCATAGGTAGTGCGGTCCAGGCCAACCACGGGTTCGCTGTCCCGGCGGGGGTAGGGGATCAATGCGCCACTGGCGCGGCTATAGAGGAAACGGCTCATGGTGCGTTAAATTGGATAGCGAACAATTACGATCCCGGAGCCGCCAGCACCTGAGGCTCCCCTGCCGCTGCCGCCGCCACCGCTGCCGGTGTTGGCCGCTCCACTGTCGGGAGCGACGGTTGCGTACCCACCCCTACCGCCACCTCCACTGCCACCCGCCGTGCCGGGGGAGACTAAGTTGTAAATACCGCCACCTCCTCCTCCGGCTCTTGTTGTTGCGGTTCCTGTTATGGACGAAGTGGCCCCTGCGCCGCCAGGATTTGACAGGGTGCTGGAGCCACCAGTTTTGTTTCCCCCCACTGCACCTGCGCCGCCGCCCGATGCGCCAACGTCGCCATTGTTTGCTTGGGTAACTATGCCACCTGCAAACCCTTGTCCAGTAGTGCCTGCCGCTGCTGCTAACGCAAGAGTGGAATTGCCTCCACCTGATCCGCCGGAATTACCAGCACCAGTATAACGAGCACCACCACCACCACCAATAGACGTAATGCTAAATGCAGAGGAATTGCCGCCATTGTTACCAACAACGTCGCCCGTAACCGCTGTGCCACCATCACCTACGACAATACTGTAAGAGCCAGGTGACAAGGTGATTTGACTTTCAGCAGATGCACCGCCACCGCTATTTTCTCCTGCCACGGAACACCTATAACCGCCAGCACCACCGCCAGCACCGCAGCCGTTTGCGGAAGATCCGCCACCGCCACTACCGCCACCGGCAATAATTAGGTATTCAACGGTCACTCCCGAGGACACAGTGAAGGTGGATGTACCGACTGTCGTAAATGTGTGAATTTTGTAGCCACCTACTACAGTCTCAGTTCCGCCAGTAGCAACAACGCCTCTAAACGCATAACTATTCCCCCAATACTGCATTAGCTTGCCCTCCTGTTAGGTATCACAACCTTTAATCCGGCGCCCGCTACAGTGCTACCAATCTGCCTTACGAAGAAGGTAACGGAAGACCCGAGTGCGATTGCTGGTGATGCCGTAAATGCAGTGGTAAATGTACCGGCAGACGATGTAGAGTTAGTACCGCTGATAGCAATGGTTGGGTAGGTGCCACCGCTGGCAGGTAAATAAATTGAACTCCCGCCAACCTGAATATCAAACTGCAGTGCCGCGCCCGTTGGAGCGGTGTTTACCATCCAAATTGGCGAGCTGGTCAACACCGTGGCGCGGGGCCAATAAGGGATTGTGACCTTGGCAACTGTCGATGAAGCTGTTAGGGCCGTTGTCTCATCGCTAAGTGGGATAAGGGTATCATTTTCAGGGTTAATTAAAACCATAGTATTATCGCTAGCCTTAACGTAAAGCCTTTTATTTGTGCCATCCCAAGCAGGTTCGCCAACGGCAAACGAAGAGGCAGACGGTGCGGCGCTGCCTCTCCTTAACTTGATTTCATTGGGCACTAGAACGTACCTCCGTCAATATCAAACCCGCTGGCAGTTCCGTTTTCCAGGAACGTGATCAAGTTGCTAAGCGCGACCTGAACCATTGTTCCACCATTGTTGATTACCAACCTGTCCGTAAGGGCCAGGGTAACAGAAGTGCCACTGGTGGAACCATCAATAATGGCCGCTTCAGAGGAGGTGAGCAGGGCCAGTGCAGCGGCCACACCTGTCTGCACCCCGGCCAGTGTGGCCAGGTCAGCGTCGTAGGCCTGCACATCGGAGCCGATGGCAAGGCCAAGGGCGGTTCGGGCTGCCGCTGCGGTTGTGGCACCCGTGCCACCATTGGAAATAGCCAGGGTGCCGCCCAGCGTGATGGCGCCTGTTGAGGACGTACTCGGGGTGAGCCCCGTAGTACCACCGGAGAAGGTAGTAACACCAGTTCCGGTAACTGCTGCGTTAAAAGACGAATACCACTGTGTAGTAGAGCTAGCGTTAAATTCCAGGACACCATTAACTGGCAACTGGATAGAAGCATTTGCTCCGAGTGCATCAACAGAAGCACCAGTGGCTGGATAAATGTTGACCGGGTTGGCGCCTTTGTTGACTACAACAATTCTGCGACCCGTTGTTGCTGTAGGGAGGGTGACACCGCTTGGGTTAGCAGTGGCGGTGGTGATGATGTTGAGATCGCTAATAAGAGCGCCCTGCCCTTGAGCGTTTGTACCAGCAGTGACGTTATTGGTGGTACTGAACGTCTCCCCAGATAGCGATGGAGTTGTCAGGCTCGGGGAGGTGCCGAACACCAATGAACCGCTGCCGGTTTCATCAGTGAGCGCGGCGGCGAGGTTGGCGCTGGTGTCTGAAATTCCGTAGCCCGAGAACGAAGTGGGAGCAGTCCCGCCCGTGACCCGGCCATAGGTATCGACCGTGACTGACCGGAAAGTGCCAGCAGTCGCAATACCCGAGGCTAGGTTGATTGAGTCAGCGGAGATTGAAAGAGCACCGCCTCCAGTTGAGGCTACGTCAAGTCTATTTCCTGTCTTAGTTAAGCCATCACCAGCTTCAGTTTGACCAGCGCCCGACGTTTGGGTAAACGTTAATTGGGTGGTGCCCAATGTAATTGGGTCGTCTGTGGTAAGGGTGTAGCCGTTATTTCCGTTGGCCGTTCCCTCGGAAACAAATACAAACAGACCGGCTTTTACTTCTGCGCTAACGTCGGCGTTTGTAGCCCGCTGCCAGGTAGCACCCGCTGCATAAACATAAAGTCCGTTTGCGGCAGCTCCGGTTGCACCTGCGCCGCTTTGATCTTTGACAAAAACAATGTCGCCAGCGGCAAGCGTTACACCATCGGCGGCGGTGGGGAGGCCGCCTGTGATGGTGATACTGGTTGCGTTTGCACTGGTCAGGCTCAGAGCCGCAGTAGTGGCTGCGCGAGCCGCGCCCTTGTTGTTGCCAGTAGCGACCAGACTTTCAACAAAGTTTTTTGTTGCTGCGTCTTGTGCGTTTACCGGATCCGCGAGGCCCGTTGCACGTTGAGTATTGAACGCTACCGCTGCGGTCGGAACCGCCAGTTGATCCAGGCGACTTGTTCGGACCTGAGTATCAAAATCCGAAATCTTGCTGGCGGTTAGGGTTGGAACATCGGAAGCGGCCAGCGTGGTGCCGGAACTGACGCGCCCCTTTGCATCAGTTGTGACTTTGGTGTAGGTTCCTGCTGTGCCGACAGAGGCTAGGGTGGCACTGATTGACGTAGTACCTGAACCTGTAACATCACCAGATAAGCTGATGCTTTGATTACCCGTCAGGTAATTGAGCGCCTTAACAAATGCCGTAGTGGCGATTTTGGTGCTGCTGTCAGATCCGGCCTGCGTCACCGCAGTAGCAGCACCAGTCAGGTCGATTGAACCCGAAAACGTTTTGTTTCCGCTAACGGTTTGGGTTCCGGTTAGCGCTAGAAAAGCACCAGGACCGCCAATAGCTAGGACAGTCGTAGCGGTGCCGCCAGCGCCGCCAGTTCCTTTGCCGTAATACAGAATCTCATCAACTTCATTAAACGCGGGTTCCGCGTTCTCCAGCGAGGAAGGTGCCCCTGGCGATCCGCTAGATCTGCGTTTAAACCGAACTGTGTTTGCCATGACTAGAAGTTGCCTCCGTCTGTAATGGTGAGTGTGGTCGTGCTGCTGTCAGCCTTAAACTTTTGGGATGCTGCTGAGTAGTAGAGAAGTGAATTGTTCACCTTGCCCCCAACATCAACATCCACTAAGGCGGAGAGCTGTGTTGCACTACTTCCTGACCCAGGCGGGCCTGGAGTTGCTACACGAGCAACCGCAGGTGCTCCTTGCGCTGTAACCTTGGCAACAGCAGGAGCACCCGGAAGGGAAACGCGGATAACTTCGGGGGTACTCATGGATCCCTCCTCGTTGTACGGAGGGCAACTGTCACCGGGCCAGTCGCTAGGAAATGATCGTCGGCCGTTGTTGAACCAGGAGGAACCATCAAGCAGTCGTAGCGATAGGTGCCGCCTACCTTGAGGCCGTTTACCGCTGCCTCCAGCAGGATCAGCCGCACAATTCCTGAGGCTGGAGTCGTTTCAACTATGACCGGATAGACCGACAGCCCTTTTTCGTCGGAGATGGTAGCGTTAACGTCCCAGCCAACAAACGACCATGGCGTAGTTTGAGCGGTGTTGGAGTACAGCTCAAAAATTTTCAGGGCGTCGATACCCTGCTCCATTTCCCAGGTTTCGTCCTCGACCCAAGCCATGGTCTAGCTCCGCTGGCTTAGCTTTCCGCCCAGGCCTCATTAGCCTCTGTAGCGGGGTCGTCGGCGGCAAACTGGTCGCCCTTCACCCGTGCCCGCTTGCGCTTAGGCATGAGGCAAGCAGGCTCCGCAGGGGGCTCTTGGGGCTCAGGTTCAACCGCTACCGGCTGAGGTTGGCCTAGATCAAAGCCGTAGCCGATCGGGAAGTTCATAGGGCTTCAAAGTGAAAAGGACCCCGAAGGGCCCCGTGAAACACAACCTGCTAGCGGCTCAGTCGCCAGGAACCAGGGCCACCGTGTTGGTCCCGACCGGCGCAGCAGCGCCGTTGGTCACGGTGCCAGTCGCCGAGGCGCTGGTGATGTTGCTCTGAACCGAGTCGTAGGTGAAGGTGGTAGAAGTCACCGCTTTGATGGCAAAGGTGCCATTCACCAGGGGGTTGGAGCAACCCACGGTGACGATCTCACCCACCAGCATGGTGTGAGCGGCGCTCAGCGTGATCGTTGCCACGTTGGTGGTAAGCGCCACGTTGCTGATCGTCAGAGTGCCGGTGCCAGGGCGAACCCGGACAGCAGCAACCCGCACATCACCGCTGACCGAACCTGCAACCCGGACGGCCTCGCGGACTTCCTTGCCGGTCACTCCCGCCTCGTTGATCACGCCAGCACTGGCGGTAACCACAGCGATGTTTGCATAGGAAGAAGCAGAGCTAAGGGCAGCACCCTCAGCAACATGGGCAGCCTGCAGGATGTAGCCGCCAGCGGAGTTGCTGGAGCCACCGGCAACGATGAGCTTGAGATTATCGTTGGCAGCCAGGTTGGTCTGCAGCAGACGGGCAGCACCAGTGCGGGTTTCCGCAGCGCGGCCACGGGCGCCAGCCTTAACGGCGCCCAGCAGGATGGTTTCAGCATCCAGTTGATAGCCCCGCCGAGGGGCAAGACCAGTAGAACGAGACATGAGCTAGTACCTCAGGGAATGGATAGATGGAGCGATGATCAAGCGGTCACCGCAGCATCGGTGATTCCGTAGGCACGGGCAGCAGAACGACCATTCATGATCGCCATGCCGATTGACCAATCAATGCGAGTTCGATCAACAGGGGCCTCAGCGATTTCGCCGAACTCCTTGATGTCGATGCCGTAGCCAGCAGCCGCAGGGCCCTGGATGCCGGTGGTCTGCAAATCGCCAAACGCCACGCAGTAGATACTGGTAGAGCTGGAGGTTTCGGTAAAACCTTGAATCTGCACGTTCTGGGCGTTGGTGTCCGTCACAACAATGCGGGCATCGTTGTACATGGTCACCCGACGACCAAAAGCATCCTGCTCGTAGGACATGAAGCCACCGATGGAGGTGTTGCGGCTGGCAGCCGAAAGGCGCCGACGCATCTTCTTGTTCATCAGCAGGATCTTGTTGTCGCCATCCACCGCATCAATCAGCTCATCGAGAGCTGTCAGCGACAGGGCGCCGTTCACGTTGACAGCCTGAGAGCTGCCGACGTTGATCCGTGTCTTCAGGCCATCGAAAGCGCGGACATCAACCGACTCGTCGCCGTTGATCACCTGCTCTTCAAATGTCAGGCGCAGCGAGCGCACCTTCATTTGGATCTGCTCGGCCTTGGCCTGAGGGCCGTAGTTCTTGATGCGCTGAATGTCAACGTCGATGTCGCCACCGAAGAACTTCAGGCGCTCATACTGGGGATTGATGACGCCATAGGACTCGTCGTAGGTCTCGTTGTACCCACGGAAGCCAACGGCGGGAAGCTCGGCTTCCACAGCGTAGTCCAGACCGCCCTGCACATTGCGGAACGGCATGATGCTGATCAGCTCGCTTTCGGCAAGCTCACGAATTACGGCCACCCGTTGCGGATCAGTCTCCGTCTTGGCGGCCTCCAGAATGGTGAGTCCCATGAGTGGAAATCAAATGAAGGTCGGGGGTGGCATCACGCCAGTTGATTCACCGCGAGGCATCACGCCTGGCTGATTGATTTGGAACCGGCTTAGGCATCACGCCGCCGCCGGTTCCTGCTGCCCGAACTTTCCCGAGCCCCTAAGCCGCGCCTCCGAAGGCATCAGAGAACAAGGAGTTGAGCGGTTGGGACATCAGGTCCTTCCCGGCAAAGGCACGGCCATCCCGACCGTTGCGGGCACCACCACCGCTGCCCATGGATGGCTCAAAATGGCGACCCCAAACCGGATCGGTCTGCAGCCGCTTCAGCCACTTGGTCGGCTCGTACCGCTTGCCGGTTTCGGAGTCAATTTCAGGATTGCCCTTGGCATCCACGACAACCAGAGCGCCGTCTTCAATGCGGAAGTTGGCGCCAAACCGGAACCAGACCGCATCAAAGGGCGTTGAACCGTCAATGGTGCTGGCCTCCATGCTGCCCTTAGCGCCGATGAAAGCCTTCTCCGCTTGCTGCCGCACCAGCTCCCGTTGACGGGCCTCGCGCTCGGCGACCAGCTCAGTGGTTGCCTGCTGAAGCTGGGCGGAGTATTTGGACTCGATCTGCTCGCGCTCCAGGCGTGCCTGCTGCTCGATCAGTTCTCGCCGGGTCTGCTCCTCTAGGGCCTTAGCCTCAGCCGCCCGCACCGCTTCGGGGTTGGTTGTGCTCAGCTCCCGCAGTTGCGCCTCTAGGGCACCCATGCGGCGCTCCTTCTCGCGGTTGGCCTCCCGCTCACGCTGCAGGGCATGTTTGACGCGGGAGAGGTCATCGCCCTCGCCTTCGCCTTCGCTGTTGCCGGGTGCGGGATCAGTGACCCCCAGCCCTGCACCTGCAGCACTGCCAACACCAGCACCACCTTCGCTGCCAGGCTCAGGGCTCTGGAGCTGTTCAAACCATCGCTTGGACATTTGGTCGGGGCATCACGCCCGCGAACTACCTCGGAGCTTTCCGGCTTAGCGGTTGCCGCGTGGCTTAGGTCGCTGGCGGCGCTCCTGCTCGCGTTCGGCAGCGGCCATGCGGTTGGCGAGCTGGCGGGTTTGGACCGTCTCCAGGAGGGTTTCGATGGAGGGGGGTTGGGGGGTGGTCATATGTTGATGCCGAGCTGACTTAGCTGATCGCTGCAGTAGGTCCCGCCGTGATAATCGTAAGTGATAAGCATTAGATGGTCTGCGCCTGGCGCAACGGCATTAGCACTTGGCCGCTGGTCTACCTCATCGTTAAGAGTCGTAGTCGGAAGCAGTTGACTATAAACCGTAGCACCGGGGATGATTCCAAACACACCTTCTTCAACTAATGGATTTGGCCTGCCGTTGCTGACTCGCCGGTAACCCAGTACTGGTATCTGATCAGAGCCTGTAACGGCCCTGTAATCTTGCAATGCTTCTTCCTTTGAAAAATTAAGCTGATTAGCCCATGTGTAGTTTTTAATCATCAGAAAAGAAGCTGACGAGGAAATGTAAGTGCCAGACGAATTGGTAGGATATGGGTTATTAAATCCAATATTAGATGATTGGTACACAAACCTATCATCAACTTCCCCGTCGTCGCTAATACCAAGAAGAGAGTTGCCGAAGGCTTCATCATCATACTTTATTCGATCTTGCATAAATTTTGGGATCGCAGCCTGCAATCTTGTCACGCTATCGTTTGAAATCTTGTAAGTCTTAAGGTTTACAATCGTGGTCGATCTTTCCCCAAGGTATGTTCCACTCGTTTGACCTGTAGCTGGATAATAAAAGACTGTGCTATATGATGCTGAACGTTGCACAATTGCCACAAACAAAACCATAGAGTCTTCGCCTGAAGGCAGCATTGACCAGTAAATCAAGAAACTACTATTCCCGCTTCCGTTGATTGTTCCATCAATTACTCTCCAGTCATTAGGAATGCCCGTTGCTATAGTATTTAGATATTCTCGGTATTCTACTTTCTGAGCAGATGTTGCATAATTAAACGAAACCGTGTCAGTGATCCAGTTTTCGGCATTGCCAGATCCAATTCTGTATTCTATTGTGCAGGTTCCGCTATACAAATCTACCCCGTTGCAGGTTCGCGTAGTATCAAAATTATTGCCAGCAGAAGCACCAGGAATAGGAACGTTTCTAGCAATGCTACAGCTTACGCTGCTTGAATAATTATCGCTTGTGACATTGTTATTTGCAAACCATCCTACTACAACATATGCCTCCTGTGAAGAAACGAAATTTGGCTCATCCTTCCTGCGACTTATCAACGGCGCCGACTGCAGGCTCATTTCCCGCCTCAGCGTTTCCTTGGACCAGTCCATTCCCTTCTTGGCCTTCGTGGCCCGGTTCTTAAGGATCCGAGCCCTTACCAGGTCTAGGATCTTCCAAGGCACCGGATTGATGTCAACGATCAGGCTCATCCTTGGGCCAGCAGCAGCACGTAGGTTTTGCTCTGCCCTGCCTGCAGGGTCTCAGGTGTTGGCAGCAGCACCACTCGATCGGGGTAGGTTCTGTTGTCCACCTGCAGCACGATCGCGTCGTAGGTGAAGCCGCTACCCGAGGCGGTGAGGGCTAGTTGAAACTGCGGCAGCTCATAGCGGGCATTGCCGCTGTTGAAGCTCCCGGTGCCAATGGTGCCGGTTGCCTCGGCGTAGCCGTTGCCTGCCGAGAGCTTTACGGCGTTCCAGGCACTCATCAGGCTGGCCTGAGTCAGCACCGTGCCATTGCGGTAGGCCAGAAGCATCTTGTAACTCTTGCCCTCGTAGGTGAGCTGCGCTTGCTTGCCCAGCGCATCCGGTGAGATCAGAACGTCCATAGGTGCAACCGCTTACGGGAGCTTTCCCGATCAGGCGGTGACTAGGAAGCCATCGCTAAAGAGCTGGACGTAGTAGCCGCGAATGTCATTAGCCGCTAAAGTGATCGTTGAACTTTCGTTAAGGATAAAGGAAACGCCAGTGTTGTAGGTGGTAACGCTGCCGCTGAGCGTGCCGATCACCAAATACACAGCGTTCCAGCTCAGGCCAGCACCTCCGGCGCTTGCAGCAAAGGTGGCTAGCTGATTGTTTGCCTCAAACCGCTCGGTCGTGCTGTTGTAGCTGCCAGTAGGGATGGTCCACTCAAAGCGAACATAGCCGTTACCGCTCAGCTCGACGCCATCCCACTGCGCGGTCGTTGAGTTGATGCCTGGCAAGCCTGATGCGGTGTTCGCTAGGCACAACCGCGCTCGCTTGCCTGCGTAATCACTGGCAAACAAACGCCCCGTTTCAAACGGGGTCATAATCATGGCGGCTGGCATAGGAACGGATGATCTACTGACTCAGGTTTCCTAGACGGTCACGTAACTGTTGCTGTAGAGCGTCCAGCTTGTTCCGGCGAGGTTGCCTTCAAATACCCAGCTTTGGTTCGCGTTTAATGTGGTTGCAGAGGCGTAGGTAATGTTTTTTGAAGCAATCAAAAATGGCTGCGCTGAGCTGGGGCTTGCAAAGCTGCCTGTTCTGACTTCGATAAGCTGTTTGCTGCTTCCCGGCTTCCAAAATGTTACTTCAACAATTCTGTTTGAGAAACCTGGCGTCCCAAAGTTAGCTGAATGTCCCTCCCACCTAAAAGTAGCACTGACATTTGAAACTTTTGTATAAATCCTTGAGTAAGAAATGTTGCCACTTCCAAACATAACTTTTGGAAACGCTGGGTTGCTTTCACCCAGGGATGTAAACGCTTGTGACCCGGTACCAAAAGTAGCGTAACCGCTTGTTCCCACAAAGCAATCTCTGTAGGCGGTGCCAGCCATGTAAAAGCTAAACGGCCAGCCGTCAAATAAAACGAAAGTCTGGGACCTATTTTCATTAACAATCCTACTCCAGTCCGTAAAAGTAGTCGCCGAACTAGCCCCAAGCAGTGGAGCCTGCGTACCGCTTGTTTGTACGCCTGTTGCAGGAGGTGCGCTTGCTGTTGTCAGTGTTGTAATCGCCCCAGCACCCGATCCCGCCAGCAAGCTAGAAGTAGTAGCTGATGTCAAAAGGCTTGCGATTGCTCCAGCACCCGATCCCGCCAGCAATTCAGAGGTAATAGCTGATGTCATAAGGCTTGCGATTGCTCCCGCCCCGGCGCCAGCAAACAGCACAGGCGGTGTTGTTGCAGGCCTGAGGTTGGCAATCACTCCTGCACCAGCCCCCGCAAACAGGTAATTCCCCTGGAAGAACGTTCCATACGCTATAGCTACGCTGATCAGCGTCTCCATCACCGGCAGCACGTTGTACGGGGCCTCCAGCAGCCAGCTCAGTGAGCGGCTGACGCTTTCACGCCGCACGCTCTCCGCCACCGCCCCCACCGTGCTGCTTCTAGTCAGCTCGACCGCATAAATGTCCCCCTCGACGCCAGCAGTTCCGAAGCTGGCCCAGATGTTTCCCGGCGCCATCGGATCAAAGCCGCTCGGGGCGTTGATCGTGTTTGCAAGGCCTGGGCTGTTGTTTGCCGCAGGGGTCACCGTGGGCAGGTTGGTGGCTGGCACCATCATTGGGAACCAGTCAGCACCCGTGGCATTCGCCACCAGGCCAGCCCCTCCATCGAGCATCGCGTCACAGCCAACGACCAGCCCCTGAGAGTCAAACGCGAAAGTGGTGCCATTAGCGCGGAACCGCCCCACGGTGCCCGCCGCCTCTAAGTAGAGGGTGCCCATCGGCTCACTCGGGAGGTTGCGTAGCTCGGTGGTGATGCTCTTGCCATTAGCCATCCCTGACAGAATGTAGTGGATCGCCCTGCCGTATTCGTAGGCAGCAGCAGCACTGGAGAGGTAGACGTAGCTGAGGCCAGTGCCGTTATCACCAGCATCGTTAGCGGGGCGCAGATAGCTATCTGGGGCAAACTCCATGTCATATTTATCTGTGTTGCTGATTGCGTCAGAGCCGAACGACAGATCAACAAGCTGGCTTTTGTATGGGTCGCCCTTGGGGTTGTTCAGGCTCCAGCCACCGTTGCTGTTAAGGGAATCTTGGACGTTTCTTAGGTTGTCGTTCTGCTGATCCAATGCCGTGGGCTGAGAGGGGGCAAGGCCTCGGCCAATGTTGATACTCTTCTCCACCCCACTGCAGACCAGGGCGCTCATCCGATTGACAAGGGCGTAGGTGCCGCTGATCCGATCAGCATCGGCAGCCCTCTTAATGCCAGCCATGATCACAGAAGCAACCGTCTTGCCACTTGATGTAGCCCCCCAGGCCTGGTAGGTGGTTGTGATCTGCAATGTCAGATCGGCTGCCTTGTTTTCTTCTTTTTCGACAATCGTTTTACGCAACAAGATGTTGCCAACACCAAGGTCAATGTTTTTGTAGTTCTCGATTGCCAAACCACCGGCAAAGGCGATGGTTGGCTCATACTCATAAGTTGTGATCTCCCGCTCTACAGGCCCGTCTTCTGTGATGATGTATTTGTTAAACGTTTCGATCCGCTTGACAAGTACCGCGCCAGGAAAGGCTGGGCTGCCTGCTTCTAGTTTTGATTTCCAGCGGGTCGGGTTAGCGGCTGCAACGCAGGTTGTCGTCGTTGAAATGGTATTTGCTACAACGTCTTGACTTTGCTTCTTGCCGTCTTTATCGACATAAACCAGCGTTGTATATTCAGTCAGTACCTCTGATGTTGGCGCAAAGTTGACCTCATCAACTAGGGTCTGCGTAGTGTCACCCACCTTGATTTTGTAATCAACTAAAAAAGTCTCAGCGGGGCTGATCGTTTTCTGTAGGGTCCAGTTCTGCATCAGTTGGTCCCCGTGTTCCAGGTGTACGCCTCATCACCCGGCGCCTTGGGTTTGTAGTTGGGAGAGGTTTCCACTGTGGGCCAGACCGATTGCCCGTAGCTAATCGTGATCTGCTCAGGCGGCGAGGGGTTGCCGATCGCCTCAATGGTGATGGTGTCGTTGATCGTCAGGAACGGCCCCTTACTGGCAGGGACAAGCACCCGGCGTAGCCGTAGCTTCTCGCTCGCGTCGATAAAGCCGTACATCGCAGATTCGGCAATGATCTTGCTAGCGATCTCCAGGTAGCCATCCGATAGGTCGATGCTAGCGATCGCCTTAGCCCATGGCACTACCGGGTTATTGGTGGCCTGTGTGATCGAGCAGCGATCTAAGCAAACGGCTAACACGCTGCCCAAAAAGCAGATGTTCGGGGTTGATCCTGCTGCCGTATCAACCGGTGTCCAGGTCGGGTAGTCAATCGCGTAGTAAATCTCAGGCACCACGTAATCCCACTTCAAGGCCAGCAGGCATCCGACCGTGAGGGTGGTTTCATTGGCAATCGGGTCGCTATCAGCCTTGATTACCCGCAGGCGCCTGGGAAACCGCGTGAGCCTTCCGCCGGGTGAACGCACTCCTAGTTTCAGCTCGGTGCCCTTAACAGGCTGGATTAGGCCGCTGATCACTACCTCTCCCTGCGTTCGCAGCAGGCCAACTCCCGGCGCGACCGGATCATCGGAGAGCTGACCGCTGATCACGGTTCCCAGGTTGCTGAATACCTGGGCGCGAACGTCAACCGGTGCCGCTGGCATCAGCTTGCCCTCCGCTTGAGTTTTACGGTCACGATGTACCGCTCAACAACTGCCCCGCCGCTCACGATCTGATCACGCTCTAAACCAAGCTCACCCACCGGCCAGAACTCGGTAGCACCAGGGCGGGCTGCAATGGTGGATGCAAACCAGGCCTTCACCGAGGTCCAGCCAGCGGAATTGGTGACTCCACGAACGGTTCGCACCTCAGAAGCCACCAGGGGCCCCCGTGCTACGAATCCCCCGGTACTGGTGGGCTCCAGGGTCGGGCCATCTTCAAAGCCCTCGGGCTGATCCAGCAGGGCAAGCGTGGTGGTGCCCAGCGTGATCGACCCGTAGGCAGGAAGGAAGGCGTCACCACCTAGTCGGCCCTTCTCGGTTTGGCGTAGCAGCACCGCTAGCTGCTGGGCGGCGTCGATCAGGGTGAAGGACGCCTTTACCCATGCCCCGCCTTGCACCGTCTCGCCAACCGGCGCCCCGGTGAACCAGCACGCCAGGCTGGTGACACTTCGCCCGTGGGCAGCGCAGGTCAGGGTTACGGTGGCTCCCACAGCACGGCTGGTCAGGGTTGGCGACTCTTGGATCTTGGCGGCTTGCCACGCATCAAACAGGCTGCAGCAGGTTACCCACTGCGCCGGAGTACACAGCCCCGCCACGCTGAACCGCCTTGCCGTCAGCCCCTGCTCCGTCTCAGTCTCGGCATACCCGATCGGCTGCGCCTGCAGGTAGCGCAGCGTCAGGGTTGAGGCTCCGTAGCTGAGCTGCAGGGCCATCAGGTCACTCTCAACGCATCCGCGCCATCGTCTGCGCCAGCTTCAGGCCGCTCCCATCGCCGCGCACCCCGACCGACACGTTCCACGCTTTCTGCCTCAGCTCAGCCACTTCCTGGCTCAGGTTTCCAACAGCAAGGGCCAGATGCGCCATCGCCGGGTCAGAGCCACCACGCAGCACCCCAGCACCGCCGCCCTGCTGGGCCTTGGAATCTTTAGGGCTGCTGGTGATGTTGGCCGGGATTGCCGTGCCACGCGAGGGGGGTATCCATGGGCTGCTGATGGGTCTGTTGATCAGCGACAAGGCGCGAGAAGCTGACAGGAAAGCCTCGTGATCGACGCTTGCGCCGCTCGGGCCATCGTTGATCCGGTAGGTCTGGCCAGCATTGACAGGACCTCCCGCGAATCGAGCAGGGGCGAGTCCAGCAGCAGGCGCCGGGGATCGGTAGGGCCGGTTCGCACCATCGCCTTTTTCCTCGGGCTTTTTCGCACGGCTGGTGGCACCGGCAGGAGTCACATTGCCTCGGGATGGAGCCTGCCACAGCCTGTTGATCAGCGACAGGAGGCCGGAGGATGACACGAATGCTTCTTGATCGAGCGACATGCCGCTTGGGCCGTCGTTCACTCGGTTGGTCTTGCTAGCGCCACCACCTACAACCCCGGACTCTTTGAGGCGGGCGGTCACATCAGCGGGAATCACCGTGCCACGGGAAGGCGCCTGCCACAGGCTGTTTGGCGGTCTGTTGATTAACGAAAGGTCACCGAAGGCTGAAAGGAACGCCTCTTGCCCCAGCGATAAACCGCTGGGGCCGTCGTTTATGCGCACGATCTGGCGAGCGTTGACAGGGCCACCCGTGAAGCGGGCAGGGTGGGGTCCATCAGCAGAGGGCATGAATTTAGAGGCCTGATCGACGCCACCGCTGATGGGACTGGGTTCTTTCGGGCGGGTGGTTACATTGGCCGGAACCACCGTGCCATGGGAAGGTGCTTCCCGCAAACTGCTCGGCGGCTTGTTGATCAGCGAAAGGGCACGCAATGCCGAAAGGAACGCCTCATACCCGAAAGGCATACCGCTCGGGCCGTTGCTCACTCTGTAGGACTTACCAGCACCACCGCCTAGAACTCCGGATTCCTTCAGGCGGCTGGTCACTGCAGCAGGGATCACCGTGCCACGGGAGGGGGCCGTCCAGAGGGTGTTCATTGGCTTGTTGATCAACGACAAGGCACCGGAAGCGGACAAGAACGCCTCCTGGCCAAGGGAGAGGCCACTAGGACCGTCGTTCACCCGGTAGGTCTGACCAGCATCGACCGGGCCACCGATAAAGCGGGAAGGGGGGAGGCCGGAAGCCGCCGCCAGGGAGCGGTAGAAACTATCGGCGGAATCTGCAGCCCTGTCCATATTGCTGGCCAGTCCTGATGCCTGCGTCTTGGCCCCTTGCGTAGCTTTAGCAGCCACGCCCATAAAGTTCTTAATGTCATTTGAAGCGGGCCCTACCCCTTTGCCCAGGGCCTGCCCAATCTCGTAGTAGCCCCTGCCGGTATCACGCACCCGTAGGCCCACATCCTTAGCCAACTGGGCGAAAGCACCCTGCTGAGCAAGGGGCACCTTCAGGGAGTCGCCGACGCTCTTGAACTGGTCGGCGGTGCCCTTCACCTTCTGGAAAGTGCCATCTGCTGCCAGAGCCAGCCCCTTGCTAGCGGCTTCGGCGATGATTGCATTGCGGGCTGTTTGATTGTTGGCGTTGGCGATCCGATCCTCAATAGGCTGAGTCTTAGCCAGAATCTGTAGCTTGGTATCAGCAGCGTTTAAGCCCAGTTGAGCAATTTGCAGCCCAAGCTCTGCCTCTTTTCTAGCCTCGGCATTACCCGTAATAGAGGCTTGCTCTAGCTTTAGCTCCGCTTTCTTTACTTCTATCCTTGCTGTGCTTGATGCCAGATTGGCTTCTAGTGTGGCCTGTTGTTGCTGTAAGGATACCAAGTCCCTCTGCAGGGTTTGCTGTTGGGTTAGTGCCGTAAACTTAAAGTTCAGCGCCGCTTGCTCGATTGCTTCACCTTTGCGCTTGATTGCATCTAGCTCCGCTTCGCTTGCCTTTCGGTCCTGGGCGTCTTTCAGCTCAAAGCTGTTGCGATTGCGGATAATGTTAAAGCGTGAATCTTCTAGGTTGATTAGAGCTTGGCCAAGATTAACGCTAGCCTGCTGAACGGAAACACGCCCACTGGCCTCCGCTTGCAGTGTTTTTCCTACCGCTTCTGCTAGCTGCGCCTGTGTTACCAGCTCCTTGGCTTTTTCCGCGTTTTGCTCTTTTGCCTTCGTCAGTCGGGCACTCTCGGCTGCACTGACGGCATTGGTTTCACCAAGGATGTCCCGCTGCGTTGATACAAAGTCTTTCGCTAGTGTTCGGATCTCAGTTTGTATTTGTGTAAACTGTTCGCCGCCTAGGTTTAATTCACCAAACCAATCACGGCTAGCGCCTGTATTGGCAATAGCTCTGCTTAGCAGGTTCTTTGCCTGTTGATCGCTTACGCCAAACTCTTTGCTGATGTTTTTAAGGACACCAACTAGCTGCGTTGCTTCATCTGCCGTTAAGCCAAACGACTGACGCAAGTCCCTTGCCGATGTATCAACCTTCAACCCTTCTAGGGCACCGGCTAGATCCGACACTTGCTGGGTAACCGTAGGCAGCAGGCTGGTTCCAAAGCTGGCCTGAAGATCATCAAAAGCGTTTTGCAGCTTGGCAAAGTTCTGCGCTGCCGTGGGCACCCCGCCCGCGCTTGCCGTGAGTTCGTTTAAGCCCTTGGTTATGGCCGGGAAGAACTCGGTAGAGGTAAGCCGACCCGACTCGACAAGTTTGATCAGCTCCTGTTGGCTAATCCCAAGCCCCTTGGCAGTAGCGGCTAAGGCAATCGGCAAACGTTCTCCGAGCTGCCCTCGCAGCTCCTCCATCGACACGGTGCCCTTTGAGGCCACCTGCTGGAGGGCCAGAAGGCTGCCGCTGATCTCTTCATTGGAGAGGCCCAGCGCCTGCCCAGCCTTGGCCACTGCTCCGAATAGATCCTTTTGCTGTTGGAGGGGCACCCCGGCAGCCGTTGCCGCTGCTGTGAAGCTGCCAAAGTTGTTGGCCAGGTCCTTAAACGACAGGCCTAGTGAGTCGGCCGTTTGACGGGCAAACCCAAGGGCCCCGGCTGCACCTTGCGGGCCAAGGGTGTTAGAGAGCTTTCGGCCGATCGTCTCCAGCTCTACAGCTTTGGTAACTGAGTCCTTTAAGAACCCGACTACTGCAGCCCCAACCCCTATGGCACCCAGTCCCGTCAGCACCGCGCTAAGAGCCTTAGCCGCCAGGCTGGTTTGACCTAATGCGTTATCAACTTGCTTTTGAGCTACTGCAATTTCTTGTTGCGCCCGCTTAAACTCTCTTGAGCCGATTACGGATTTCTCCAGCGTCAGGTTCAGCTCTGACAGTCGATCTCTGTATCCCCGAATTGACTTCTCGTTGCCGTCAAACCCTTTTAGTGCTGTGTTAATCTCTTGCTGTGTTTTAGCTATTCCTTTCTGAGCAGTCACAAACTGCTTTGAGCCAATCTCAGCCTTCTGTAAAACTTGGTTGTATTCTGCCAGTTTAGCGTTTAATCCTTCAATGCTTTTCTCGCTACCCTGGAATCCTTTCAAAGCCGCGTTAAGTTTTTCCTGTGTCTGCGCTATTTCTTTTTGAGCAGCCACAAACTCTTTTGAGCCTATCTCGGCTTTCTGCAGTACGGCATTCAGCTCCGTGAGTTTATTGTTTAGTCCCTGGATACTATTTTCATTACCCTGAAATCCTTTCAGGGCTGCGTTAAGCTTTTCTTGTGTCTGGGTGATCTCTTTTTGTGCAGCTACAAACTCCTTTGAGCCAATCTCGGCTTTTTGTAATACAGCATTTAACTCACTCAGTTTACTGGTTAATCCTTGGACGCTGTTTTCATTACTGCTAAACCCTTTTAACGCTGTGTTCAGCTTATCCTGCGTTTGTGCTATCTCTTTCTGGGTTGAAATAAACTTTTCAGACCCGATTACCGTCTGATCTAGTGTTTCATTCAACAGAGCCATCTTACTGCGAAGCCCGCTGATGGTCTTCTCACCAGCTCCGAATCCCTTAAGGGCTGCGTTGATCTCCTGCTGTGTTTTGGCGATCTCCTTCTGAGTCGCCACGAACTCCTTTGAGCCGATAGCAGCCTTATCCAGGGTCTGGCCTAGCTCGCCGAGCTTGGCCTTCAGGCTTCCTAAGGTGGTAGCGTTGCTACTGGTGCCCTGGCTCAGCTCCTTAAGCTGATTCCGCAGCCGCTCCAGCAGCTTGTCATTAGCGGCAAAGCCTGACTGGAACTCCTGCCCCGCCGCCTTGCCCGCCTGCCCGATCTGCCGCGAGGCATCGAGCACGCCTTTGACATCGGCCGTAACCTTGATCACCCATTCGTTTGACATTTCAGCTTCCTGGTGTCACGACGTACTGATCTGGGTTGGTCCAGGCGATGGCGTACTGATCGAGCAGCCCAATCCCCTGCCCGTTCGGGTCCCCTTGCCCGCGCTGATCACCGCTGATCGGCATCGCACGGCACCCAGGCAACAGGGCAATGATCCGCTGGGTCAGCGCCTGGAGGGCCAGCAGGTCGCTTGCCGGTGACCACTCGCTGATATACAACCTGAACTGTGGGTTCAGCGACTGCTCCCCGGTCAGCATCGCCTCGGTGGTGTATTCGGGGTTGTTGAGGATCACCACCTCCAGGCCGGTCACCGCCAGCCCCTCGGGCAGGGATTCATTGCGCCGCACCACTGCAATGGCAGGGATTGGGCTCTGGCCGCGAGGAGTGTAGCTGCCTAACGCCGCTGCCACCACCGCATCGCCCATCAGCAGGTCGTACAGCTCCTGTGCGGTCCTAGGTAGCGCCATGTCTGAGCTTTCCCGTCTGCACCGGAAACCTGCCGCAACCACCGCTGATGCTGCCATGGAAGCCCGCACCTGCCCCCGCTGCGGCGCCCGGTGGCTTGACGGGCAGCTCTACTGGTCAGGCACCGGCAAGAAAGCCTCAGAACTTGATCTAGCGGGCCTGGTCTGCAACATGGTCAACGACCCCGCCTGCATCAACCCGTGCAAGGGCCGCGAAGGTGGCGACACCTGGGCCAAGCGCATGGAGCGGGTCAGTCAGCCGTTTAGTGCTGAGACATAGGGTCATCAAGTACCCGTCAAGTACCCATCAAGTACGGCAGGCATGAAAAAGCCCCGGCAGAACCGGGGCCAAGGATCAAACACCGGGATTTCCGTTGTTTGCTGATCTACCACTTCACCTTGTTGGCCCAGTAGGCGGCGCTCATCGGGCCCTTGGCGATGTTCTCGGCATGGCGGGCCTTGAAGCTCGCACGCCGAGCCTTCTGGTCTTCGGTGCGCGGGTGTTTCCCGGCACCGGTCACCCCCTGCTGCCCGAAGCGGATCAGCCGCACCTTTTCGCCCTCCTTGGCCAACACCGCATGGCTCTTGGTGGCGTGCTGGGGGGTTCGCTTGGGCTTGTTGTAGCCCTCAAACGTCTCCCCCCGAACAGTGATCGCCATGATCAGAGCAGATCGAGGCCCACCTTGCCGTAACCGGCCATGGACACCTGGAACTTGATCACGGTGCCAGCCGTCTGCTGGGGCTGGTAGTTCTCAAAAAACCCGTAGCCGTACTCCACCTGCTTGCCGTTATTGGGGCCGATGACGGCGTACTTCACCATCAGCTTCTCGCTGACGTTGTACTCCTCGCAGAAGCGCATCGCCCGCCAAGCAGGGTCGGCGTAGTTCATGGCACCTTCCAGGCTCCAGTCCTTGGTGCGCGAAAGGGGAATCGGGGTGTCATAGCTACCTGATTCGTCATCGTAAATGATGACGCTTTCCTTGTTGGTGCTGTTGTTCGGCTGGATGTTGGTCAGTCCCAACAGGCGGAACGGAGCATCGGTGCCATCGAGCAGCAGCGAGGGAGCCACCACACCAGCAGTCACGGCAGCGGAAGTGACGTTGGTGCCGGTCAGGGCGTAAGTCAGGGTGAACGGGCTGGAAGTGGTCACCGAAGCCACCACAAACGAACCGTTCAGGCTGGTAAAGGGAGCAGGCAGATCCTTGACGGCAATCCGCTTGCCTACTTCAATGCCGTGCGCAGCCGCGAAGGTCAAGGTAGCCACGTTGGAGGCCAGGGCAGCATTGGTGATCGCCTTGGTGCCGACCCCGAGCGCAAAGGTGTCACCGGTTCCGGCGGTGATCACCGTGGCGGAAGAACTTTGCGTGGTGGTGTTGTTGATGAATTTGCCGGTGCCGAGGCCGCCGCCGGTCACCGTGCTCAGGTCTACTGAAGCCGCCTTCATCGGCACAAAGAAAAACCTAAATCCGTAAGCCTGTTCCCAAGTTTGAGGCATGGTGGTTCCGGCACTGCCGGTGCGTTACCTCGCAGGTTTCCCCACGGCTTAAGCCTTCTCAGCGGCTTAGGCGGGAAAGCTGTGGCATGGCTTCTTACCCTCGCGGCGTTTCTCATTGCCCCCACGCCAACCGGCGCCCGTACCAAGCCCGCGTGTGGTGGGCTGGGAGGCGCTGGTCGCTGGGCTACTTCACAACGATTCAGGCAGCAGCGGAGGCAGTGGAGGTGTGCTACCGGGAGATCGAACGATGGGCAGCCATGAATCTGCCGCCGCCCATGCTGGCATTGCGGCATCGGGAGCGATCGGCACCAACAGGGTCACCAACCTCTGCGGATCATCCGCCAACCTAAAGATTCGCTCTTGTCCTCCTGCACTGTCCTCTGCTAGCAGTAGCCCCCGCCAGCTGTCTTGATGTTCAACCGGGGCGAGCAGTAGGGCGTCCTCTGCCAGTAGGGCTAGCAGTGAAGGTGGTGGCGTTCCCTCCCCGGCAGTGGCCAGGGCGTCGTAGAAGGCCATCGCAAACCCTGGCACCTGGTGTTGCTCGCATAGGGCCAGCATCGCTGCACCGGCTGCAGAAGGGGGCGCCTGGCCCATCTCCCGATCTTTAGGCGGCAGGAACCAACAGAACTCCTCCATCGAGAACGGTTCGCGGCGTTGATCGGAGTCCCGATGAGCGGTCGCGTACCAGGCGTGGAGGTTGGCGATCGGGCGTTCTGCTGCGTGCAGTCGCTCCCTCAGGAGCTTGGCTCCTTCTTCAAGCGCCGAGCAGATGACGGTTTCGGGGCACCAGGCGAATTGCTCTCGGTTGAAGTCTGGGTTGTGGGGCCAGAAATCTTGCAAGCGCCAGAAGATGGCTCCCCAGTCGGTGGGAGCAGGCTGGGCTTTCCCAGGCTGTCAGCCATTAGCTGCAACGCTGCCGCAGGATCAGCCGGTGCCGCCCCACCACGCTGCTCTTTGAGCATGAAGGCGTAGATGGCGTTACGGAGGGGCTCGGTCAAGCTGCGGGTGTCGTCATCGGTCCACACAGCACAATCAGGGTCCACCTTGCCGAGGCGGTAGACAATCGCGGCGGTAACAAGGCGGGTCACCTGGGCCTCGTTCTGTAGGGACAGGCGATTGTCGATTTCACGGATCAACCGATGCTCCCTTTGCCGAATGGTGTCCTCTAATGCCTCCAGCACCACCGGGATGCCGATGTGCTTAGCCATGAGGCGAGCGGCCACTAGGTTGGCATCGGCCTCGGGTAGATCGTCCATCTCGCGGATGATGCTGGCCAGACGGTGGGTCTGCTCATTCACCGTGCTTTGGTAGTCGATCTCATCGAGTAACATCCGCTCCCCAGCTAGCAGGGCATTGAAGACAGGGAACTGCAGGATGCCGGTGGTTTCATCCCCCACCTGCTCAACTCGGATCTCTGGAGCGGTGACAAAGGGAAGGGGCACGGGTCAGCCTGACCGAACGGCTTAGCTTTCCGGCTTAGAGACCCGTGATTGCCCTCTGAATCCTCGTGCGCAGCCGATCACCGAGAGGGAACGGCGTGATGCCTGATACCTGCACCGTGCCCCTGACCGCATCAGTCCAGGGCCTGGCCGGGAGGATGGTGCCATTGCGGAGGCGGGCGCCCTCATGCACGGCGGTGGCGTAATTGGCGCTCCAGCGGGCCTCCATGCTGTAGGAGTCGCTGAAGGTGTAGGTGCCGCTTTGGCGCAGGGTGCCGGTGTCCACAATGTTGCGCGGGCTACCGACCGTGCCCACCCGGCGCTGCGTCTCCCGTGGCCAATTCCATGCTGAGGGGTTAAACGATGCCTGATAACGACCGAACAACTCAGCAAGGGTCTCGCGGCTGATTTTCTGCAGCATCCCGCTCAACTCCCCAGGACCGGGACCGCTTACTTGTGTTTCAACTCGGATGCTCATGGTTCTTCCTTAGTTTGTTCCTTAGTTTGTTCCTTAGTCGGTTCAGATCGCGGTGGACAGGGCAGCCCTAAACGTGTCCCCGAGAGCCTCGCGTAGCTCAATCCCGATCCCGCCGACTCCAAACGGCTGGCTTAGCTCCAGCATCCTCAGTTTCCCCTGTTCGGCACCATCGGCCAACGTAGGAAGCACGGTGAGGTTGGTGAGCACCGCCTGCCCGGTAGCGCCTGGCAGCATCCCAGGGGGCCTGTAGCCCGTGTCGTTCCAGTTCAGCGAGGCACCAGCCACCAGCCAGCTTGCGTTACCCAGCAGCGCCCAGCGGGTCAGATAGCCCTCCAGGATCAGGTCACCAGCCTTAACCCCTGGCAGATCCTGCTCGCTGCGGCCTTTGGCCTTTGCAAAAGCCTCGACCACCACCGCAGGGCCAGCAGCAGGCACCCCAGCACGGAAGTTGGTGATTGTCCCTGGCGGCTGCCACAGCATCCGCAGGTTGGCGTAGGGGGCGAAGTCGGTGGCCATCAGCTACGCACCAGGGTTGCCATGCCGCTTCCGGCGCCGCTGACCGGCTCGATCCCCAAGGTCTGGAAGATCCGCCCTTTTAAGGTGACCAAACGACCGCCGAGCACGGCGCCGGCCGTCCCACCAGCGCCGCCCGATTCGTACTTGACCCGCAGCAGGCTGGTGTCCCACTCCAGGACATCGGCCTTCTTCTTCAGGTCGTCGCGGCTGAGGGTCTTGCCAGGGGTTGGGCCTTCGTAGCTCGCCGCATTGTTGAGGTGCGCCGTCCCGCTTTCCACCTGGTCGGCGTAGTCGCTCTCCAGGGTCTCGATCTCGTCGATCCATTGCTGTACCTGCTGAACAGCAGGGGCGGAGGTGATCGCTACTCGGTTGAGGATTGAGGTCAGCTCGGTGAGGTTGGTTACCGACAAGGGCCAGCCCGCATAGCCCCGGATCAGCTCACGGTCATCCTTTGGGGTGATCCGCCACAGGTTGTTGAGGGTGGGGATGGCCATAGCGCCGCATGATCTAGCTCAGGTTTCCGGGAAAGCTCCGGTAGTGACCGGGTTCCCCGTGTACAACGACAAAGCAGGCAAGGGCATGGCGATGGGCAAGCCAGCAAAGGGCACTGCCAAGGGCCAGAAGCCAGCGATGGCCAAAAAGGGCAAGCCAGTCAAGGGCGGCAG